GTTCTGTTTTTTCTTTTAAAAACGTTAACATTGTAAAGCATTGATTTATATTTAATTTAGTGATATCTTCAAACTTTGTAATATCTCCGTCAGCGAGAGCATAAACTGATTGATACCAACCCCATTTTGCTCCAAAGTTAGCTGCTCTTGAATGGCTTCCATCTCCTGCTGATTGTTGGAATAAAGAATCGTATGCCTCGATAACTCCGTTCCTAAATTGTAGAAAAAAAAAAGGCTTCCAATAGCTGCACCCAAAGGCATATCTTTTAAGTTCTCCGACGTACTTATATTATAATCTACTATATTATATTTCCCAACCCTACTTTCTTTTATAGGTCTATAAAGTACATTCATTGCAACGTGCATCTGTTCCCAGTTGCTTGCGTTATTATCTAAGTCAATATACTCTCCCAAACTCATATCGTTTAGGTCAGGTATAAACCCATATTCAGTACTACCAATAGTAAATTTTTCTTGGTGTTTTGGTGTTGATTCTAATAACTCTGATAGTATTTCAATGATAGCTGTAACGCTACTCATCTTTAATTTATAACTATCCGACAAAGGTATTCCACAAAATATTTCAATCATTTTAGCGTTTAAAAAGTTGCCATCAGGATTGTTTTCTGCTATATTCAAAAACTTTTGGTATTGACCTAAAGTGATTTCGTTTAATGTAGTTGGTACGTTGATTTCAATCTTCATATTTATATAATACTTTTTTTCTATTGTTTTATAAAAAAGTTCTTACAATTTTCATAAGCTTTAACTAATTTAAAAAATTGGTCGTGGTTTCTTGGCATTGCAATTCTAACTTCCTTGTCTGTTTTGTGATGAATATAGCATTCAATCGTTGCAATCATTTGTTCGTTTTGCATTATCTTACATTGTATTTACCCTTGTTTGGGTTGTCTAAATTATAAATTACATTATATCTTATTCCATCAATAGCGTGATTCCAATCGTCTAAATATAGTTTACTACCTTTATCTAAATAAACATAGTTATTTAATTCCTTTGCTATATTACTGCTGTTTGGCTCAACTACTATTTCAAAATCTTGCATCGTTAAAATACCGCTTTCAATAGTTCCCTTTTTTACTGCCTTTATATTTATACCCTTAAATTTAAGGTCTGAAATTAAACGAGGTTCAGCGCTATCTGCTATTATTAATTTATTGCCTACTCTACTACTTATTATATTAGCTAGTTCTGTTGTTCCTAATCCATTTCTGTATAAGTGTTCCTTTACATATATTTTGCGTTTGTTTTTGTCAATAGCTATTTCAGTCAAAGTATCAGGGTCAACGCTGAACCCAAAGTCCATTCCACAACTTGTCTGCAACCCATCAGGATTAAAAGCCCCAAAACTCCAATTTGTAAAAACAACTCCTTCTGCTTTATCTAACCAACCACCTAAAATTTTATGCTTATATTTATTTGGATTTGTAACTCTTATATTGTCAATGTTCTTTAGGAATGATTCAGGCAAGTTTAAGCGGTTATCTAAATAAGTTGTATGAATATAACATACATCGTCTACAAGTCCATTAAAACCTTCTTTTACACCCTTATTTTCAAAGAATCGTTTATATATCCAATGCTCCTTTGTAGTTGGATTTAAAATAAGTATGATTCTGTTTTGTTGCTTCTTGCTTCTTATTGACAAGTCAATAGTATCAAACTCGTTTTCGTCAACCATTTCTTCTGCTTCATCTAAAACCCACGTTGATATTCCTTGCAAAGATTTTAAATTTGCTGTTTGATTTCCTGCTGATGTTTTAATACCTCTAAATAATATTTTACTATCTGTTAAAGTATTTGTTATTTCTTTTTTATTTATATCAAAATAATCATCCGATTGAAGTAGCTCTATTTTTTCTTTAAATTCAGGAATGATACTAAGTTCCGCCGAGGTCATTGTATATCGTGTATATAAACAATTATAACCCTGTTTAAAAGTATTAGTAGCCTCTATTAAAGTAGTACTAAAAGACTTTGCAGAACCTCTACCACCTGTAACAATAAAGTACCTTGCATTGCTATCTCTTAAAGGCTCAAATTTACAGTTTATATTTATACTCATAATATGTATTATACTTAATAGGGATTGACCATTTTACTAATATTTAAGCCACCTTTATTACTCCGACTTAATAAACTTAACAACAGGGATATTTATTGTCTCTCCATTTGTTGTAACGTCCAAACTGTCTTTCGGTTTACCAACATAATATTCTAAAAATAATTGCGCAGCCCTTACATCTTTATCTTTTACCGCCTTTGTTGTAATCATTTTAATTACATCAATTACATCTTGTTCTGTTGCAGCTCTTTCAAGTGCTTTTCTATATTGATTTTTACGTTTATCAATAGTACCTTCCTTAGCCTTAGTGCTATGTCCTTTGTTTCCGTTGTGTTTTCTTTTGTCTTCCATATTCTAATATAATCTAACTTTTTGATTTACTACCTACTTATATAATACAAAAAAACCCCTATTTTATTAGGGGCTTATTATTATTTTAATTTACTATCAACTTGTTCAAGCCATTTACGTATCATTCTTTTATTACAGGTACAAGGCTCTGTATATTTATGACTGAAATATTTAGCGTGTAACTCACACAATATTTTAAAGTCTGCTCGTGTCATTGTATGTTTTATTCTTGCTTGCATTTCTGCCCAGAGTATTTTGTCTTCTACCATAATTGAATATCATTTAGTTGTTCTTGTCTTCTATCACATCCGCAATCATTACCAAGTATTTTTTTCACTAAATATTGTATGCCTGTATAATAAGTAATCCGTTCTATTAAATCTCCTAATTTCATATCTTTAAAGTTTAGACTTTATCCATTTCTTTTTCTGAATAACTCTTTATAGCACTATCTATAGGTAATAATTTTAACTGCATTTCGTGGTATCTTTCAGCGTATCTATTAATGGCTTCGTTAATGTCTTTCGTGTTTTTGTGTTCTCCAATTAGCTCATCAAATATGTATTCCTTCAATGAGTCTAAGTTTTTTAATTCCCAAGATATACCTTTCATTATCGCTTGTTGTTCGTATTATGTTTGTAATTATTGTAGGGGTAGGGATTCAATAAGGGTTCACACATCAAATGCTACCTATAAACTTATTTACTGCTCCTACCTTTTATACTACAATTTTCATACCTTTAAAGTCTTCTTTCATTCAAAATAATATACATACTTAAAATAAGAATTAATGCTATTGCGAAGTTCATAATGTTTTTATTTTTTTGTCAAGTAAAATGTTTCGTTTACTTATAATTAATACTATACTATTATATTAGTGCGATTGATTTAATACTATACTATTGTAGTTATAAGAGTTACAAGATTTATCATAAAGAGTTTTTACCTGCTTTTTTGTCAATACATCATCAGAACATTTAGAAAAATATAAACCATATATTTTAGCAAAATTACTTTTTTTCCATACCTCAAAATTTAAAGCCTCCATACATTTATTGGCTCTACGTTTTAATTTAATTTTTTCTATAATATTGTCTGCTACTTTTTGGTAGTCCTTTTTAAGTAGGAAACAGCCGTGCATAGAAAAAGTTTGATGCTCCTTTTCAATTATTTCTAATATTTCTTTTTTTGTTATCATTATCTTTTATTTTTATAATTTAATATGTCTCTTAATACTTCAATCACGGAGGCTTGTACTATTGTTTTATGTAGTTCAGTATATTCACTTGAAACCTCAAAAGAACCAACAACTGGTTTCCCTATTTCATTGTGTAGTACTTTACTAACTTCGTAATTAATAACTTCTTTTAAGTTTTTTACGACCTCGTTTGTTAAATTTTCAATTGTTGTTGCTGTCATAATTTAATATTTTTCTAGTAATTGTTCTTTTAATTTTGTTTTTGTCTTTCTGTATGTGTTGTATAAACTATGATAATATATACCAGTTTTATTGGATAGTTCTGTCAAAGTCATACCGTTTTCAATTAAATTAAACACTCTCCTATCGTACCAATGTAATTTGTTTAACTCATTTAAAACAATATTGTATGCTCTGTTGAAGTCAATTTCTGCATCAGCTTCTAAAGAATCAAAATAATCAATACTATTATCAGTATCTTGAATCAATAAGGCTTTATTTTCTTTTTTCTTTTTATTTTTCATTTGTAAGAATGTAGTTCTTAAAGTTAGGTATATATAATAGTAGTTAACCTCATCGCCATAAGCTATATTTAAACCCTTTTTAAGCATCTTACCGATTATTAGGTACATTTGCCCTACTATATCTTCTGCTTCTTCCTTAGAACATCCAAATTTAATAGTAGTATTTATCCATTTCTTATGGCTAGTAAAAATCTTTTCTAACATTTATAATATATTTGCAATAAATATACAACAAATATAAGTTTTATTTTAAAACACTTATGAACATAGCTTTCCGCCCTAATTATATAGTAAAGTTATTTGCTTATGTTTTTCGAAATATATATATTTTTTTGTTTTTGGTAAAACTTTTGAAACATATTAAATATAAATAAATAATTACTTGTAACTATATAATAGTTTTAAAACCACAATTTAATCAATATACTATATTATTTTCTTATAGTTTTAAACTTTACTATAAGTTTTATTTATATAGT